ACACTGATAAGGCTTTTCCATATATCTGACTTTAAAATAGTCATCTCGACTTATCAGAGCGCATGAAGTGACAACACCTCCCTCTTCTGTTCCTTTTGTATTGATGCAAGGAGTCGTGTTCTCTTTCCACGCGTCGAACAGCTTATCTATTGACTGCTGATCTACGACTACGTCAGAGTCCATCAGAATGAGGAAATTGTACTTAGCGTATCTAGCTTCTTTCAAAAATCCTCTTTGTAGCTTCTCTCGATTAGCGTTTATGTTCACCTCTCGGATCTCACTAAACGGCTCAAGTTCCGAGAAGACTCTAGGAAACGAGAGTTTTAAAGGAGGTATCTCTGCAAAAGGAGAGATAGGAGTCAGTATTATTGCATTCACGATAGTAAGTTAGGTTGTTGGTATGTCAGGATATGGACTATAGGGTCCGTTTACGTAAAGGAGCATCATTTTACGACTGTCGGTTAGGAATAGGAATTCGTACTTATCAGACTGCATGTTTAACATGCACCTTATAGTTCTCGTAGTTCCAGTCTCGTCTGAATAATTTAAGTATAGATCGACACATTTATGCCCAACGTTACCTACTGGCAAGATAATCAATCTTGTATAGTACTTTAGCATATAATCGCCCAGGCTAAGTGTTACGTTAATTGACGTAGGTGTAGGGTCCCCAATGGCTAGTCTATACGTATAGTCTATACCTGGTCTGAAAGACAAAGAGGTTACTACGTTATCAGGTAGGCTAACAACAGTAACTTGTCGGTTGAGTGGGTAAAATATGTCCAGAGGTCCGTAATATCCCCATCTCTGTGTTTGAGAAAGAATTATATATGCAGTATTATCTGAATTTGAGAAAATGTAGTAAGAATTTCCAGAGTTGCCAGAATATCTACTTAAATAGAATGTCCGTTCAGAATTAATCATCAAATTGTACAATTTGATGATTACACTGCCTTTCTTAGTGACGATAATGTCGTTTACATCATTATATGTTTCGCTACTGTCTGGTGTTAAAACTGGGTCAATTACACCAGTTCCGCTTGAATCGATTTCGCCAGGTGTAAATTGGATCTTAATGATCTTAGCTGGAGTTATATCAGTAGTTTCCTGCGGTGCGCCATACTGATCGATGTAGATTGGAGTAGACTCATCTCCAGTCGGCGTCAAAGGCAACGTTAACGGTGTAAGAGTAACTGCATGGGCGCCATCTACCAGATAATTGGATACGAGCATTTCATACTTATCTGATGTGAAACGATATCCAACGCTATCTCCATTCTTAAATCTGAAAATAGCTGATCTGGAGAAAAACTCTACCGGGTTATTGTTGCTCACATACTCGACCATTTCTAGATAGGTATCGTGTGAGATTGACATTAGACCCTCGTCAAATGTCAATCTGCGTATAACAGAGCTTATCGCGTTGTTCGAGTCGATGACGATTCCGGCGCTAGGTGTCAGAATATCCTGCTTATTAGCAAGCTCGCCCATCAGGAAGCCTGAGCTCTCTTCTATACGTTCATATAGATCACCTGACACGTTCCCGATATATTGATTCAAAATCGTAGCGGAGCTTACGATTTCTCCGTGAAGATATGCAGAAGTTCTGTCTATCTTCTGGAATAGACTTCCACTTGCATCATTGACATACTGGATGATATTGCCAGACGTAAGCTCCATCTCGTACTGAAGCTTTCCCGATGTGTCGACCAACTCATCCTGAAGGAAGCCAGAGGCGGTTTCCAGCCGGTTATAGAGGTCAGCGGAAGTGTCTGTGATATACGCGTCCAGGTAAGCAGAAGCGTCTTCTAAGCGTCCGTATAGGTCAGCAGAAGCGTCATGGATAGCGCTAGCGAGAGTGCAGTCGTTGTTGTATAGAGGCTGGATCGTGTTCTTATTCAGCCATTTTCCGTCAGCGATAGTCGCTCTGTTCCAGTGCTCTCCTGATAGAACATTCAATTCAATGTCAGTATTTTCGATTATACCTTTAGGCATCACAAAACTCCACTGATTTCTTTATCAGATTATTTATAGCGGAAACTAGCCTACGATGATCTCGTTGACTGGAGACTCTAGATCGATGCGTTCCTTGATGTCCTTGATGTCTTGCTTGAAGTCAGATGCTAGAGAGTCGCCGTTCAGCTGACCGCCTCCAGCGAGCTGAAGCGTGTACTTTCTCATTCCGAGCGACCATAGCCATCCAGCTTTCGCGACGAGCAGCTCACGGAACAGCGGATCCTGAATGAGGTTCATGAAGTGCTCACGCTTGTAGACTCTCAGCAGAGCTCGTTCTGGGAACTTGGGTGTCGGCCAGACAGACAGAGCCTTCTGCTCTCGGATGTACTTCACGCGATACTTGCGTCCGAAGTCCATCTTCGCTTCTTCTAGCCATGTCAGCGTAGCGTTCCAGTTTCCTAGAATGTCGCCATAGTCAGAAGTTCCCCAGCAAGTCGAGACGTACTTTCCTCCGCCATACGGAAGGAACTGGTTCACCATCATGTTGTTGACGGGCGTCAGAAGGTTGTCGACGTTTCCTAGCCATGACGCTAGCTCCAAGTCGACGACCTCTTCGAGCTCTTGACAGATCTTGTAGTGAGTCATTCCTGGAACGAGCTCGAAAGCCAAGTAGTCTTCACGATGTCCTTGGCTGTAGTATTTCCAGAAGTAGCGGAGAGTGTCTCCTATGATGTCAGTCAGCTGCTCGTCAGTGAGCTCAACACAGATCTTCGGTGCCCCAAGCTGTCGGAGAATATAGGCTTTCAACGCGGATAGGTTGTCTATCCACCCTATGTCATAGTAGGGATCTCTGTGTTCGCAGAACTTCGGAGTTCTCGGATTGCTGTTAGCTGCCATCTCTTAGACCTCTGAATTACTTGCTTAGCTTAGGATTCGTCTCCTGGAACGTAGAGTATCTGAATGTGACTTCACGTTCGATCTTCTCAGAGCCAGCCTGATCTAGCTGAACTTGAGACATTGTCTTCGGCCAGCAGTAGTAGCATGTGTAGTCGTGAGGCATACCATCTTCGAGTCTAGAGTCGAAGCATGTCAGACGGATCTTTGCGCTGTAGTCGTTCATGAAGTTAGAGACTGCTGCTCCGGTCTTCTGATCGAAGTAGTTAGCCGTGTCTCCTCCGTCCTGCCCGATGTTGGCGTTGTGCATGAGGTTCATCCATGCCTGGAGCATGTGAGAAGTCGTCCAGTCCTGGAACTCATCGAACTTCATCTGCATCTCGCCGTCTTGCTTCATACGGCCAGGATAGACCTTCTTTGAGCCCTGCCAGTGCGTCTCTAGCTCAGACTCGACAGTTCTTTCTGGTAGAGCGGCCATTCTGCAACGAAGAGTGAACTGCCTTGTGCCGCCAAGCGCCTTGAACAGCTGAGCTAGAGCTGTTCCTTCTTCGGGAATGATCACGGCTTGCCATAGGAAGTTCTTAGCGAGATCTTGGAAGTTGTCGATATCGCTAGTGAATACGTTCATGTCGTTTTGTGTCGTTTCAGCCATAATTCGAAATTCTCCTACACAGGTATTTATTCTCTTTATTTATACTTCGTCTGATGTCGGCTCTACTGATGCTTCAATCGTCAAGAGATTCATAAATGGACCTCTCTTCTGATCTGTTTCGATCTTGGATCGCCAGATGACCCTCTCTAGCTGAGCAGAATAAGAAGTCATTTCTCCATCAACCGTGATGTCGGCGGCTTTCTCTGAAATTATCGTATGCTCTGACTCTTCGAATGCTATCGGCGTTCTCATCGAAGTAGTAGAGTCTTCAAGATATGCGCTGACGTCTTTGAACTCATAGTCGTCTGCGATCGATGCTGGAATGAAGCCGCTAGCGTCTGCGACATACATAGCGGATGAGTTCGTGAACAGATAGTCTTTCTCGAATCCTTGCGAGTTCGTATAGTAGTCAGGAATCTGATCGACTCCTATGTCTACCCTAGTTGCGCTAGCTGGGAAGACTGGATCTTCTTCGTCAGGATCTAGCTTCTTAGGAATTCCCTGGATCAGAGAAGGCGGCAAGTTCGTTCTATATTCAACAGATGTTCTAAGCCATGCGCTATCTGGTGGAGCTGACATGTTCTCTTCGACCGAGATCACAGAGTCTACATATCCTATCGTCTTATCGCCACAGACCGACTGGATTGGAGTGTATATCACGAGAGAGTAGAATCCAGTGTCTGGATTGTAAGTGAAACTGTCGCTGTAATAGATCTTCTCATTCCAGTGATCTGCGCTATTGACGTCTAAGCGGCTAGACATGTTCATCTCGAATGATTTTCGTTCTCCGACAGATTCTCCAAGAGTTATCTCGAAGTGTCTGATGGAGTCGTTGAGCGACAGATTAGTTCCTAAACTATCTTTGTAGAATATCTTAGTCGCGTCATACATGTAAGGATAGAGAACCGCGTCTTCTATCTTGTCGACTACGACTTCATCCCAAGCAGCGACATCGCCCCAGCTCTCGTGAGTCGCTGGATGCGTGATCACTTTGTTCTTGGACCTAGTGACTCGAACCTCTTTCGAGTTGTCGAGCCTCTCGACGGCCATCTCTATCTCTCTTTCTATCTCTTCTTCCATTATGCGTACGTGTATCTGAATCTGAGTCTAAGCACTGGGATTTCTCTCTCAGAGCTGAAGTATACGATGTTGTTGTTGTCGTCCAGAACGTTGTCGTCGAATACTGCCTTGAGTGCTGGGTACATGTAAGGCATAGAGCTCTTTACCTCGCTGACAGTTATCTTTCCGGCTCTCAATGCATTGACTAGAGCATAGTAGAACGAGTTCTCGCTCAAGTTGCTATTTACGTCAGTAGTATTTGCCCCTTTTCTCAAGAAGGTCTCTAGTCTGATCGTATTCTCTTCCGTCATCAATGATTCTGGATTCTCAAGAAGTGCAGAGATTCTGTCGTATTCAGCTTGGAGCTCTGCTCTA